CCCAGGCGCTGCCACGACTGCGGGAAGCCGACTGCGGACTATCGGTGCGCGAAGTGCCGGGCCCTGTGGAGAAAAAAGCACCATGTACAGCCAAGCGCTGTCGAGGAGGATGGCATATGACAAGAAAGGACTGCCTGGACGCGGCGGCAAAGTGCGTCCTGCAGGACAGGGCCAGCGAGTACGGCGGGCCTGAGGACAACTTCGGGCGCATTGCCCTGCTCTGGGCGGACTACCTTGGCGTGAAGTTTGACGCGGTGGACGTGGCCATGATGATGGCTCTGCTCAAGATAGCTCGTGTGAGAAACAACAAAGCTTACGAGGACGGCTTTGTTGACCTTGCCGGGTACGCCGCCTGCGGAGCAGAGCTTGCCAGCGCCATGAAGGCCCGCGAGGATGCCACACGCGAGGCGGGCGAAGAGTACCTCAAGCTCAAGCTAAAGGCCAAGGACAACCATCCGGAAAATCCGGATAGTTCAACTGCGATCCAGCCGAAGTTCCAGCCTGGCGACAGCCTGCTTGTCACGATGCCCGACGGCGAGGATATGCACTGCATCTATGTTGGCGAATCCAAGAATCCGGGGTGCTGCTGCGTCCGCTACCTCAGTGGCGACAACAGCGGCGATACGGATGACACCGTGCCGATTGATCAGCTTCGTCGTGTGCCTGTGTCCAAGGCCGAGGGCTGCGAGGAACTTGTCCAGCGCATCAAGGACGTGAACCCGGACATATACGGCGCCGGAACGGAGGAGGCTTAATGTTTGACGGAACGGCTCTGGATGAATTCATTCGCCAGAGAAAGGAAAACGAGAGGCGCAACGAGGCGCTCTTTCTGGAACTGGAAGACGCCTTGTCAATCGCCGAGCTCAAGCATCCTGTTTTTGCCACGACATTCCAGGAGGCCCTGTGCCGAGTCCTGGAAGAGGCGGGCGAGTGCGCCCAGGCCAGCAACAAGGGGCAGGGCGCAGAGCGCGAGGCGGCCGAGGTGATGGATCTGCTCGTGGTCGTGTGGCGCCTAGCAAGAGGAGACTGGGATGAGCGCTAGGGAAGCGTCAAACGTCTCGTGGCTCGACAAGTACCGTGCGGCCGAGAGAGCCGACAGGGAGAGGGAGAAGGCTCCCTTGCGCCGTCAGGTGAAGCTGCTCGCCATGGAGCTCTCCAAGGCCCGCATCCTGGTCAGCCACCGCAACTGCTGCCGATGCCCCGACTACGGCGCCGAGGCCTGCGCCAGGTGCTGGGAGGAATGGAGCGAAATGGAGGCGGGTAAGGCGTGAGGCTTTCGCCGTGCCCCTACTGCAAGTGCGACCAGGTCTACCTTGCCGAGGTCGAGGACGGGATGCTGACAGTGGCATGCCCGAGGTGCTCGATGAGCGGGCCAGTTTCCGTGGACGGGGATCCCGAGGAGGCCAGGCGGGGATGGGAGATTCTGTGCTCCAGGATGTGCAACCACTGCAGGCGCGTCTACATCAAGCGCATCATCGAGCTCCGGCAGAGGCTTGGCAGTCGGGAGGATTCAGGGTAGCCTGTCTTCGCGAATGAAGGCCATGGGATGTCCTCCTCGCAGAGAATCCGACGGGTTTGGACAAGCGAGAGCCCCGGCAGTCTGCTTCTGCCGGGGCTCTTGCGTTGGAAAACTTGGGTGTCAGCTTTTTTGACAAAGTGTCAGCTTTCTTTACACTTCCAGCGCTGTGCTGTATGAGGGGCAAAAGAGGAGTCTGACATGGCCATCGAGTACGACAAGATTTTCGGCTGGATCCCTCTGGTGGAGGGCAAGCTCCAGACGCGAGGCTATATCCCTTGTTTCATCAAGGGTTCCAGCAGGACGTGCAACTATCGTGGCACCGGGTATGACGTCAGCAAGCTCGACCCTATGGGCGTCTCCGGCGTCACCATCGGTATCGGCGTTGACCTGGGCCAGCAGACGGAACACCAGCTGCGCAAGTGGGGAGTTTCCGAGGCCCTGCTCGACAAGCTCCGGCCGTACATCGGCCTTCCCGACAAGGCCGCCTGCGTGGCCCTCTCAAAGGCCCCCCTGACACTGACCGAGGAGGAGGCCCACGATCTCACCTACGCTGAGCAGCGGGGCTACTTGGATGAGGTGGTGCAGCCGACTTGGGACTACCAGTACGGCGCAAAGGGGAAGTTCAGCGACCTCCCCTGGCAGGCCCAGTGCGTCATTTTCAGTCTCGTGTACCAGCTAGGGTGGGGCGGGCTCAGGAAGCGTGGCAAGTACACGCTGGCTGCTTTGGAAAACCACGATTGGGCCAGGGCTGTAGCCAATCTGCAGTCAGGCCCGAAAGGCTGGAACGGCGAGTATCACGAGCGCAGATTCATGGAAGGGACTCTCTTGAAGGGGGCGCTCTAGATGGAAACCTCCACAAACTACTGGATGGAAATCCTCAAATACTGTTCTTGGGGATGTTTCTTCGGTTTGATGGGAGGCTTTGCCCGTATACTTCGCAAGGGAGTTAAAGGCTGGCTCGACTTTTTTGCACAAGTTTTCGTCAGCGCTTTTTGCGGTTTTCTTGTGTTTGCGTTTTTGGAGGGGCAGATTGATGATTTGGCGCTTTGTGCTCTTGCTGGCATCGCAGGCAACTCTGGCGGTACATTGCTTGATGTCGTGAGAATGCGGTTCATGAAGGCCGTGAGGGAGAAGTAATACATGTGCCGTGAGTTGGATTGGGAACGCATTCGCGCAGAGTATGAGACGGGTTCGACTCAGTCCGAGCTGTCCCGCAAGTACGAGGTGTCGCGCATGTCCATCCAGCGGCACATCAAGGCCGAAGGCTGGGTTCAAGGTGACGTTAGGGAAGCCATCGAGCGCCTCGCCGAAGCAAAGAGTGCAGGCCTAGGTGCAGGCTGCACCCCCCAAAAAAGGGCCGAAGCTCTAAGCGCCGCCGCCGACAAGGTCGTGGCGAAGACGCAGGGCAGGCGCGAGAGAGTGGCGAAGCTCGTGGCCAAGTGGCACGAGGCTGTGGATGAAGAAAATTTCGAGAAGGCCAAGCTTGTGAAGATCTCAGCCGAGAGTCTCAAGCTTATCGATGACGAGGAATGCAAGGCCTGGGGCATCACTGATCCAGAGGAACGCCAGACCATGGTCATTGGCTGGGCGCAGCAGGAGAGCGAGGCGTAGCATGAATGTCACCATCCCCTATAAGCCGAGGCCGTACCAGGCAAAGCTGCATGCCGAGATGGATGCTCATCGCTTCTCCGTCATTGTCATGCATCGCCGGGCTGGCAAGACGGTGATGGTGCTCAACCACATGCTCCGGCAGGCCCTGCTCTCGCAGAGGCACAGCCCCATGTACGCATACATCGCGCCTTACAGGAACCAGGCGAAGGCCGTGAGCTGGGACTACCTCAAGCACTTCTCTGCCCCCATTCCAGGGCGCAAGGTGAACGAGTCGGAACTCAGCATCCTGCTCCCCAACGGCGCCACCATCCGGGTGTTCGGCGCCGACAATGCGGATGCCTTGCGCGGCCTGCGCTTTGACGGCGTGGTGCTGGACGAGGTGGCCGACATGCAGCCGGACGTGTGGCAGGAAGTCGTGCGCCCGGCCTTGGCCGACAGGAAGGGCTGGGCCGTTTTCATTGGAACGCCCAAGGGGTGCAACCTTTTCAGCGAGCTCTATCAGCAGGGGCTGAGAGAGCCTGGCTGGTTCTCTGGGCTGCTGCGCGTGGACGAAACGGGTGCCATCCCCGAAGAGGAAATAGCCGCGCTCAAGTGCGAGATGAGCGACAAGGCCTACAGGCAGGAGTTTCTTTGCGACTTCAGCGCCAGCTCTGACGATGTCCTCATCACCATCGACCTGGTCACCGAGGCCTGCGCCCGCACCATATCCCCCGCCGAGGTCGAGGGCATGCCTTTGATCATGGGCGTGGACGTGGCCCGCTTCGGCGCCGACAGTTCTGTGGTGTGCCTGCGCCGGGGGCTCATATGCGAGCCTCCCCACGTGTTCAGGAACGTGGACAACATGGATCTGGCTGACGCCGTGGCCGACATTGTCCACAAGCGCCAGCCTGACGCCGTCTTCGTAGACTCCGGCCAGGGCCAGGGCGTGATCGACAGGCTGCGCCACATCGGCATCGACTGCATGGAGGTGCCCTTCGGCGGGAAGGCCATGAAGCCCACGTTCAACAACAGGCGCTCCGAGATGTGGTACGGCATCCGCGAGTGGCTGCAGGCCGGGGGCTTCCTCCCCGACTTGCCCCAGCTCAAGACCGAGCTCACCACGCCCACCTACGCCTTCGACCCTGCGGGCAGGATCTGCCTGGAGAGGAAGGAGGACATCAAGGAGCGCCTAGGCGCATCGCCCGACATTGCGGACGCTCTCGCACTCACTTTTGCCCTGCCTGTAGTTTCTGCCCGTGACGCCATGATGGCCGCGCGGCGCCAGCAGGCCAGGCAGTACGACCCTCTCGCATGGTGACGCCATGGACATGAGCTACCGAGTCATACTTCCCCAGGACAAGCAGACGCTCGCCTATATATACGAGCGCCTGCGCACGGAAGACCTGCTCTGGACGGTCTACCCCGAGGTGGATCCAGAGGAGTGGACGCTGGAGCGGTTCTACGCCATCCACCAGGCGCCCCTGCACGTGCTCGCGGGCTACATCGATGGCGAGATGGCTGGCGTCATGCTGAGCTGGCCGTTCCGTGAGTCGTGGCGCAACCGGGTGCTGGAGATCGGGCTCACGGCGTTCCGCAAGCATTTCTCCAGGGCAGTGCCCCTCTGCAGGGGCGCCCTGGTCTGGGCATGCGAAAAACTCCAGCCCACTGCCGTCATTGGCCGTGTCGCATGCCCCTCGCATCACATCCTGCGCCTGCTCGATGCAGTGGGCTTTGCAAAGCTTGGCAAGGTGCCAGGGCTTTGCTGGTACACCAGGAAGCAGACGCTCGTAGACGGCTGGCTGGTCATGGCCACGCCTGAATCGCTCAAGGCAACCGTGGAGGTAGAATAGCATGCCACTCATCCATTGTTTCGGAGGCGGCGGGACGCCGGACGTTCCAGAAACGCCGACAAAACAGCCGACTAAATCCGTTTCCGCTGGGGCCCAGGCTGCGGCCGAGGCCCAGCGCGACAGGCAGAAGCGCAACCGCGGCCTCGCGGCCTCGATACTCACAAGCCGCTCCGGCCTGCAGCAGCAGGATGCGGGCACGGGTTCGGACACCCTGGGATAGGCCATGGCGCTCGATGTCCTCAAGCTCCAGGCACGGTACGAGGCGCTCCGCTCCGAGCGTTCCGGCTGGGAGTCGGCATGGGCAGACCTCGCCGAGCTTTTCAGCCCTACCAGGTGGAGGAGCGACACTGACGATACGGCGCACAAGCGTCCCGTCATCAACGGGCGCCTCGTGGACAGCACAGGAGTCCGGGCCATGCGCACTTTGGCCGCAGGCCTGCAGGGAGGCATGACCAGCCCCGTGCGCCCTTGGTTCCGTCTCCGGCTGGCCCACGAGCAGGAGAAGCCTGAGCCGGGCATCCACAAGTGGCTTGATGAAGTGACCGAGCGCATGCGGCTCTTGTTGCATCAGTCAAACTTTTACAACTGCATCCACGGTTTATATCAAGACCTTGGCACCTTTGGGACGGGGTTGATGATCGAGACTGCGGACGAAGAAGGCCTCAAATTCCACAGGGTCACGTGCGGCGAGTACGT